CTGCCCTACAGGATTCAACAGCGCCCGGAGCCGCTTAGGGCCATCATCAATATGTAGTGTTGTCTCCCCTTCTCGCTTCGGCGAGTTACCCCGGCTAGTACAGCGGGGGATTTTTTGGGGTGGTGGGGATTAAAAATGGGGGAATTAAATGACTTGTGAACTATACGAACGAAACGACGGCGTTTTAATGTGCGCTAATTGCGACCTTGAGATCGCGAATGGAATTCCTTGGAAGTGTGGAAAGCTTACATCATTGACGCTTGCGCAAAGAGCGTATGAAATGGATCAATGCTTAAGCCCAAGCGGCTCAGAATTATGGCTTGAACGGCATAAAAAAGAAGTTGAGCGGATTGAGGAAGAGCGTAAGGGAAAATTTGAAAGCATGGAAAAATGGCTTAGACAAAAAAACACGGAAGAATCTAATTTTGCTCTTGAGTTTATTCATGAGTTGATCGAATACAACAGATAACTGAGTAAGCGCAATTGCACCGCTAAAAGTGCAAGCCCATTCGGGAAACTGCGGACGCAGGTTAACGTCGAGAGGTGAATCATGGCAGGTGGAAGGCCAACAAAGTACAAACCAGAGTACGCAGAACAAGCGGCGAAGTTATGCAAGCTAGGCGCAACAGATGCGCAGATGGCTGATTTCTTCGAGGTTTCAATAAGCACGGTCGCACTTTGGAAGGTAAATCACCAAGAGTTTTCGGACGCCATAAGCATCCCCAAAGAAATCGCAGACACCAAAGTGGAGCAAAGTCTGTATCGTCGGGCAATGGGCTACGAGCACGACGAAGTAGATATTCGCGTGGTGAATGGCGAGATCGTGGAAACGCCAATACGCAAATACTACCCTCCTGACACTAGCGCGATGATCTTTTGGTTAAAAAACCGGAAGAAAGAAGAATGGCGCGACAAGGTTGAGCAAGAGATCAGCAACCCAGATGGCGAAAGCTTCAGAACTCAGAGCACATGGACAGTTCAGCCAGTAGCCCCACTTGACCTAATCAATGCCAAACCTACAAGTTAACTGGAAAGTCTGGGAGGCGATGAACAAACCCCAACCGATCATTGTCATGATTGGTGGGCGTGGCGCTGGAAAGTCTGTGGGTGTTGGTGATGTGCTTACATTTCAAATGGATACCCAACGCTTTGATGTGTATTGCCTGCGCGAGTTTCAATTATCACTTGAAGATTCCGTTCACAAAGTTTTCAAGTCGTCGATACAGAAACGGCTTAAGCTGGAAGGATGGAAGATCACAGACACTTACGTTGAGGCACCGAACGGAGCACGGACAACGTATCGAGGCGCAGCAAGAAACCCAGACAATATCCAATCAGCTCAGGACTACTTAAGAAGCTGGTTTGAAGAAGCGCACACGGCCAGCGAAGAATCAATTGACAAATTGCTGCCTACGATTATTAGAAACCCCGGTGCCAAGTGTATTTTCACGGCAAACCCGCAAAGTCGAAACGACCCTTTTAGCAAGCGGTTCATTGTTCCCTACCTTGAGCAGTTAACAAAGCACGGTTTCTACGAAGACGAGTTGCATTACATCGTTAAAGTGAACTGGCGCGATAATCCTTGGTGGAACGAGGAGCAGGAAATACTTAGAAAGTGGGACTTTGAAAACCTTCCGCGGGCCAAGTATGATTGGATATGGGAAGGCATGTTCAACGATCAGGTTGATGATTCTCTAATCCTGCCTGAATGGTTTGACGCATGCATTGATGCGCACAAGAAACTAGGATTTGTTGGAAGCGGCGCAATACTAGCGGCCCACGACCCTAGCGACCAAGGCGAAGATAGTAAAGGCTTCGCTTGCCGCCATGGTTCTGTAGTGCTGGATGTGCAAGAGAAAGAGAATGGCGATGTAAACGAGGGTTGCGACTGGGCGACTGGGCTTGCTATCAATGCGCGAGTCGATGCGTTTACATGGGACTGTGACGGAATGGGTGTAAGCCTAAATAGACAGGTTGCTGATGCTTTCAAATCCAAGAATGTGACGCTCACGATGTTTAAAGGTTCTGAAAGCCCGGATCATCCAGATTCAGTATATGAGCCTGTGGACGGAGTGACGCAGCAGAAAACATGGGGCGAGGCAGTAAAGAACAAACGCGCACAGTATTATTTAAAGTTGCGCGACCGTATGTACAGAACGTATGAAGCTGTGGTAAAAGGTAAATATCAAGATCCTGACAAAATGTTAAGCTTAAGTAGTACAATATCGGCATTGCCACAATTGCGCGCTGAAGTTTGTAGGATGCCCGTAAAACCCAACGGAAATGGCAAGTTTGAGCTTTACACAAAGGCGGAAATGAAATCAAAGTTTAAGTTTCCAAGCCCGAACTTGGCGGACGCCTTAATGATGTTGATGCGCGAGCCACAAAGTGTAGTTAAACAACCGTACATCCCCCGGCCAATAAAGCCAAACGGAAGACGTTAATGGAATTAAAACAGCTACAGACGCTACACGAGAAGGCCTACAACCACGGTCAGGACACGCGCCAAAAGGCAGCTGATGACTTGGTATTTTACTGGGTGACTCAGTGGGGTGACGATGACCTAAACACTGTACCGCTTCAATATCGCGGCCAGTTTGACATTTTACGTAAAGCAGGTAGGCAGATTCTGTCGGACCTGCGATCAAATCCAGTTCAGCCAGACTTTAAACCAAAAGACGAAGCAAGGACCGACGATGCTGATATTCTTGACGGCTTGTATCGCGCGGCGGATAGGCAGCTTGATACGCAAGAGGCGTACGACTACGCACAGCAAGACGCTGTAGTTTGTGGCTTCGGCGCTTGGGAGATTTTCACAGAGTACGCCACCAATCGCGCTGGTGACAAAAACCAAGTAATTAAGCGGCAATGGATTCCAGAGGCCAACAATGTGGTGTTCTGGGACCCAAACGCCAAAAAGCTGGACAAGTCTGATGGGCGTTATGCTTCAAAGCTGACGGCTTACAGTGAGGAAGGTTACGAGGAATTAGTCGAGGAATTAACCGGGCGCGAGGAAGAATGCAACGCATCGGACTTTGCGCAACCGGAAAGTTCAATGACTTTTCCGTGGGTCAGGGGCGACAAAATAATTTACGTTGCGACGATATACAAGCGCAAGCGGGTAGATGATGAAGTGTTTACAATGACGGACCCGTTTGGCGAGCAGATCCGCCTGAGGAAGTCCGACATTGAAAAGGTAATGGATGAACTGATAGATCAAGGGTTCGAGATTACAGACCGAAAGAAAATCAAGCGCTGGGAAGTTCGCAAGTACATTTGCTCGGGCAAAGAAATACTGAACGGCGAAGATGGTGAAGTAATCGCGGGCGAGCATATTCCAATTGTGCCAATGTACGGCGAGCGTGCCATTGTTGAGGGCGAAGAAACGTACGAGGGAATAACAAGGCTGGCGAAAGACCCGCAGCGTTTGCGAAACTTCCAACTGTCGTATTTGCAAGACATAGTAAGCCGCTCACCAAGGCCTAAGCCAATTTTCTTTCCTGAGCAGCTGCTCACTTTTGAAAGTATGTACGAGGAAAGCGGGGCAGATAACAACTACCCGTACTACCTGCAAAACCGCCTAGACGCAAACGGAAACCCGTTACCAATTGGCCCCGTAGCTACAATGCCTGAGCAGACAGTGCCAGCCGCATTGCTGACGATGATCGATTTATCGCGGCAAGCGGTTGAGGATGTGGCAAACCCTGGAATGCCGCAGGACATAGCAGACCCAGATTTATCGGGTAAGGCTGTGCTTGCGCTTCAAAACCGAGTGGACCAGCAGGCCTACATCTACCAGCATAATTTCAAGTTTGCCAAGCGCCGTGACGCTGAGATATTCGCATCAATGGCGACACAAGTATTCGACGCGCCGCGCAAGGTAACGATTGAAACGCCGGATGGCAACAGGCAAGAAGTGCAGATTATGAGTGTGGTGATTGACAAAGAAACTGGCGAGCCTGTGACAATCAACGACTTGACGAATCTTGAGTTTGACGTTTACGCAGAGATTGGCCCGAGCTACGCAACGCAGAAAGAGCAGACGCGCGAGAACATGTTCGGCATGATGGAAGTCTTGCCTGATGGCGACCCGATGAAGCGTGCCTTGATGTTGACATTGCTGGAAAATGCAGACGGCGAAGGCTTGAAAGACATTCGCAAGATGGCGCGTAAGCAGCTTGTGCTTGAGGGGATCAAAGAGCCTGAGACCGAAGAAGAAGCAATTATGTTGCAACAATCGCAAGGCCAACAGAAGCAAGACCCAGCAATGGTTCTGGCACTGGCCGAGCAGGGCAAGGCTGAGGCGGCCATGCTTTCGCAGCAAAGGCAGTCACAGAAAGACGCAAGCGATGCAGCCATAGCCAATACGAAGGTACAGATCGACGCATTCAATGCCGAAACTAACCGAATGGCAACACAGATTGACGCCGAGAAAGCCAGCGCAGATATTCAATACAAGCAGTTCACGGCGTTTAATACACGAGTTCAGACAGCAGCAAAAATTCAGGGTGATCTAGTGTCGCGACTCAGATCAACCGTTACTCAGGCGCAGAGGTAAAACGCAGACGCACTAGGGCGCATCCTAGGTTTATCGTTACATCACGAGGCTAATTAGATGGGTATGTCACTGGAAGAATTAAAAGCAAAAAACGCAGCAGCGGAACAGGCGCAAGCCCCACCCGTGGCAAATACCGAAGTTGAGGATGATCTGGAAACAGAAGAACCCGAAGCAGAGGAACAGATCGTAGAAGCAAGCGAAAGCGAAGCCAAAACGGTGGAAGCGTGGGAAGCTGAAGAGGATGATCCAGCATCCACTGATAGTGGAAAGAAGTTTTCAGACTCAGACGTGGCAGCAGTACGGCGAAAGCTGAAGGCCAAACTGGGCGAGAAAGACGAAGAATTGGAGCGCCTGAAACTCGAAGTTCAAGCACTTAAGCAAGGTACACAACGCCCCGCGCAAGACGTAGGGAAAGTGCCAACACTTGAAGCGCATGACTACGATGAAGGCAAGTATGCAGCAGCAATGCAGGCATGGGTAAGGGATCAGGTGCAAGGTGCAACCAAAGCAACTGAATCACAGACCCGGCAAGCGCAGCAAATGCAAGCACTTCAATCCCAAGTTGACGGCCACTATCAACGAGCAGAGAGATTGGTAAAAGAACGCACGATTGACCCAGATTTGTACCGTTCGGCGGATATGTCTTTCAGGCAGGCCATTGAATCGGCTTTACCCGGCAAGGGTGATGTGGTTGCAGATGAGTTGATAGCGCGTTTGGGTGAAGGTTCCGAGAAGGTTACATTCTACTTGGGACGCAACGCCACCGAGAAAGAAGTGTTTAAGGCGAAGCTGATGGAAGACCCTAGCGGCCTTTCTGCATCGATGTACTTGGGCCGCTTGCTTTCTAAAGTTTCAATGCCCGTACAAAAAACCACAAATGCACCCGCTCCGGCGGCTAGGGCGGAGGGTGGAGAATCGAGTAGTGGTGGTAATGCGGCAAACTTCAAACGAAAGTATGAAAAAGCCAACGACCCACAAGCTAGATTTGACATCAAACGCGCGGCCAAAAAGGCGGGACTCGATACAAGTAATTGGTAAAAAGGAAATGAATAATGGCTACTACAGGTAAGATTGCAGAAGTAATGTTTGAGGAAATCCTCGACACCTACGAACCTCAAGATCAGATGCTGGACTTAGTCTCATTTATTGAGCCCAGCGGCAAAAATATGCAAAATAGCTCTAACGTGCTTTGGAGGCCAAAAGAACAAAGCCGCCCAGTGTTAACTGGTTGGGACTTGACAGGGCAAGAACAGGAAATCATTCAAGAAACTTACCCGGCTGTTTTGGGTACGCCAAAGAACGATTTGATCAGCCAGCGTGCTGATGACATGCGTGATATGCAGTTTTGGAAAGATGCGGGCCGTGTTTCTGCGATTCAGCAAGTTACAGAACTGAACAAATCCATTTCGGATGCTATTGAGACCCAAGGGTCAATGTTCTATCGTTCCAACGTAACCAGCGGCTACGACTTTGTAGGCGAAGCGCAAGCAATTATGAACGAGCGCCAAGGCTCAAAGACGGTTCGCAATTTCATTCTTAATGATCGTGACACGCTTAAGTTTGCAAAGGATTTGGCCGCGCGCGAAACCCTGCAAGGTAGACCAGAGCGTGTTTGGTCAACTGGTGAAATCGGTCAAAATATCGCCGAGTTTGACATTTTTACAGCTTCTTACTTGCCAAACATCACTGGCGGCGCAGATCCTGCAACTACCGTAACGGGTAACCAGTCTTTTGCGCCTCAAGGTGGTACTGTTGACGCTACAACCAAAGTTGTAACTAACGTTGACTACCGCACTGCTACCATCCCAGTTGCCGCTTCTGCGTCATACGCAGTGGGTGACAAAATCACTTTCGCAAACGGTGGAACCACTGTAAAAGCCGTTGGTTTGGCTGACAAGAACGATACAGGCGTTGCTATGACGTTCACTATCGTTGAAAAGCCAAACGGCACATCGATCCGTGTGTTTCCTAAGCCGATCGCGTTTGACGACCCTGCTTTGTCAACTTTGCAAAAGCAATATGCGAACATCAATACCCGCATTTTGAACGCTGCTACCGTTAACCGTGTTAACACAGACGCATCCAAAAAATCAAACCTGTTCTTTGACAAAGACGCGGTTGAAGTTTTTGGCGGCACCATTCCTGCTGAGTTGTTCAAGCAGTTCGACGGCATGCAAGTGATCAGCCAGAAAATGAAAAATGGCCTGTCAATGTACATGATTTACGACGCGAACATGATCAATATGAATTTCCGCTTCCGTGTGTTTACATGGTACGAGGTGACTATTAAAGATCCGTCACGTTGTGGTGTTGCTGTAACGTTTTAAGTTAAAAAGGGGGGCTTCGGTCCCCCTGCTTTGGAGAAAAAAATGGGCGTAATGATGTACAAAGTAGACGAAAAGCCAGTTTGCATAGACCACACAGAAATGAGCGGCTATGAATCCATGGGGTGGAGTATTCACGAGAATATAGAAGTTGTTCGGGTGTCAATAGAAGAAAGTGAAGAAAAAGCAAAACTTGCAATGGCCGTGCTAGAATATGAGCAGAAATTTGGCGAGAAGCCGCACCACAGAATGAAGTTAGAAACCATACTGGAAAAGCTAAATGGCAACGAGCCTGTACAGCCTGAATGACACGGGTGGAGTTCTAACAAAGAACGACCTGATTTTGGGCGCGTACTCTCAATTGCGCGTGTCAGGTTTGACTCGACAGCCAACTCCGGAGGATCTAGAAATCGCGCTGGAGCGGCTTGAGGATATGGCAGCAGAGTTTAATATAACAATGCCAGTCGGATATAACTTCGAGGATCAGCCAGACCCTAACAGCGATTCCGGTCTTGTTCGCGGCTTGTCTCAGTGCTTCAAGGCTAACCTAGCAATGAGGTTAATCCCTGATTTCAACAAAGAAGTGTCGCCCGTCTTGTTTGCTCAGGCAAACCAAGGGCTTTCAAGAATGGCGTCTATTTCAGCTATGGCACGCTTGCAGGAAGTGCAGTACCCTAACCGTGCGCCTGTTGGATCAGGAAACTATCGTTGGGCACGCTGGGCTAGGTTCTACCGAAGCGGCGGCAATTTGCCCGTGAACAGCGCCAACCGAACCATGTTCATTGGTGATATTGATAATTTCACAGAACACTTTGATGCTTATTTGCAAGACGGCGAGACAATCGCAAGTTACTCAATTGTTGCTGACTCAGGCCTGACGATCAGCAACGATGTAAACGCAACTCCAGATATAACGTATACCGTACAAGCTGGCACGCCTTCCGGTTATGACAGCACAAACATTCTGCAAATTACAATCATTGCAACGACATCAAACGGTCGAGTAGAAACCCGTCGCTTATTCGTTGAAGTAACCCCAAGGAACTGAAAATGAACGAAATATATGCAAGCAGCTATTTCAAGCCCGGCGGCAACACTGTAGCCAATTTGGTTGGGATAGTTCCTGATCAAGATGGCGCAATCTATAACTTTGTGTCGTATTACAACGACTGGGAAGTATCAGGCGACGTGCCAAAAGAGGGCGGCGTCTATGAGTACCAGAGCGGTAGAGCAAAGACCGAGCACAACGGGACCACGATTATCAGCCCAACAGTGCCATGGAACGGAAAGTCAACAACACTCGTTTCCTTCTTAGGCGGAACGGGAGAGACCGAGCCTTTTGGTACAGGCTGCTGGGTTGCAGTGAATCCTTCGGCGGTTACGGGCGGCGGAGGTGGTGGAGGTGTGACGGCAGTAAGTAACTGGGGCACACGCATCATGACTTTGGGTAGCACTTTTCCCAACTCTCCAAGCGGCATTTTTCTTGGTGGTACATTTCTGGACAACGGCACCGACAGCGGCACGGAGCACGTAGCGATCGAGGTTGGAGAATATACGGCTATTCAATTGATTTATCAAAACTCAAGCACTACAACGCCGCTTATTATCAATCGCGCCCGGCTTTTGGCGGCGGCTGACTACAGCGACAAAGTGCAAGACGCAGGGTTCGCCGGGTCTCCTGTGACTGTGACGTTTAACGGCGGAGCAACAACCGCAACAATACCCCCCGGCTTGCAGTCAAACCTTCTGATCAGCGATCCCATAGCATTAACATCAATTGCACGATCCGATGTTGTTGGTGGGCTTCCTGCTCTTTTTAGTAGAACCTGTTTTGCGTTCCCACAGGGCACATCGTCAGTGATAACGTCTTGGGACCCATCCGGCGCGGATTGGACAAGCGGGTTTCAAAAATGGTTCCAAGCGGCATCCTATGGCGATGTGGTTACAAGCGCATTGGGCAGGGTTCCGGCGGCAACAGGTCGGCGCGTGCTGGTTGGCATTCGCTACCTGTCACCGTACAAAGTAATGACGATTGCAGTAAACGGAACCTCGTTAACAAACAACAACACCATCGGCTTGGCGCGTCAGCCGGGCGGCTGGCACTATCAAGCAGCTAATGCAATTTCTACGCCCACAAGGCCCATCGAAATCCTGAACTTTGGATTTTCTACGCAGACTAGTACACAGTTTCGGACTAACTTTGAGCGGTTAAGCCAGCAAGTGCCAGCAACTCACTACCTGATCGAGGGCGCGAGTGTTAACGACATGAGCACTGGGGCGGGGGCGTGGGCAACGGTATCAACAGATACGTGTTTGCGCAACGTTCTGGCATGTATTGAACGCGCTGAGCGACTTTACAGGGCGCGGGTTGGTATTTGGAATGGCTACCCTCGCGACACGAACGGCACGGATGGAATAAGCGCGTTGACCGTTGCAAGCGATACACGCAGGCTTGCGTATCTTGCTAAAATTGCAGCCCTTGGATATGACTTCGTGGATACAAACTCTTTAGTTGCTGACACTACACAGTCACCCCAAAGCTGGCAAACCGTTGCACGAGGATTTGCAGCAGATTTAAGCGGGGACGGCTTGCACCCAGATCAGGACGGCGACACGGTAGTTGCTGTCGGCGGTTTTCAACCTCTCTTTGACCAGTGGGCCACAGAGTATTTTTCAAGCTAACAGGAGTCGTTGAAATGGCAATTACAATCACAAGTGCAAGCGTTTTCGATCCTATAGACGAAAGATTCAGAGAATATAAGGGCGTTTTTGTCAATGATGCAACGGCGCTTATCGCCACGACTGTAAGCAGCGGAGGTGCGCTTGGCGCGCGAACCGTAACGGTGGCAAGCATCACAGGCTTTACCAATTCATCCGGTATCAGTATTGCTGGAGGCGGCAACGCTAGCGGCACCGTACCGCTTGAAACATTCATTACCGCCACCCCGGCGGCTGGTTTAATTACTTTCCGAGATAAGGTATTGCAAACTCTGGGCCTAACCGCAGGAGCAGCAGTACAGCAAATGTTGAAATTTAATATCCCTTTTCGACCAAGAAGTCTTCAGCTTAACAACCAAACGGACGGCGTGACGTGGCAATGGTATGATGGTATGCCACGATCAAGCGCTATCAAAACCGTGTGGTCAACAGGAGTCACAACGCTTGAAACATCAGGCGGGCCGATGGTTATGTCGGATGGGGCATGGTTGCCGCAATCGCTTTTGGGTGTAAGTAAAACATTCTCATTTTCTGCGCAAGTGTAATGCAAGCAACATCCCTCCTAACCCTGATAAAAGGCGACAAGGTAAACAGCAAGACTGATTACCGAGACGCCTTGCCTGTGAATATGTATGCTGTCCGTCGCCCTATCTTGGGCGCGGATGGTTACATGATCCAACAACAGGGCTTAACCCAGTTTGCCACTGGATCTGGCATTGATCGAGGCGGGTTTTGGAATGATCGCCAGCGCCTGCATTTCCGGGTGTCTGGCAATTCTCTAATCACGGTTGCGGCTGATGGAACAGTGGCGACGCTGGGCAGTATTAGCGGCATGGATACGGCGGTTCTCGATTGCTCGTTCAATACACAGGCGGTGTGTGCTGGTGGGCGGTTTTGGTTGTATGATTCAACGCTTGGTTTCAGGGAAGTAACCGACACGGATCTAGGCGACCCAATAGATTTTTGCTGGGTTGATGGGTATTACTTTTTCACAGACGGTGAATTCATTTATCACACGGATATCACGAATGAATCGGTGATTGACCCGCTCAAGTTTGCCACTGCTGAATTCATCCCAGATTTTACCTATGGAGTGGCAAAGACCGAAGACAACAAGGTAATGGTGTTTGGTCGGTACTCCATTGAGTATTTTGTCAACCAAGCCACCACGGCTTTTGCATTCACTCGTGTGGCCTCTCGTGCCCTGAAAATCGGCATAGTGGGCACACATGCCAAGTGTGAAGTGGCCGGGAAGTATTACATTCTTGGCAGCAGGAAAGAGGAAGCAGTCTCATTTCACCGGATCGGCGTTGGTCAAACGGAAAAACTGGCGACCAGAGAAATTGATCAGATCCTGCAAGATTACACGGATGATCAACTTGAAAAGGTTGTGCTTGAATCGTTTGAAAGCGATGGGACAACCTTCGTGATGATTCACTTACCAAATCATGTGCTGATGTTTAACCAGACCATTGCCGGGGCGGCAGGTGTAGATCAAGCATGGTCAATCTGGAAGTCTGACGTAATGGGTTCAGATCCATGCAGGGCCAAGCATGGTGTTTTCGACAAGCGAATCAATAAATGGATATTCGGCGACAAACTTGGTTCAACTATAGGCCAATTAGATGCATCGGTAGCGACGCAGTACGGCAACATAGCTGAATGGGAACTGTACACCCCGTTCTTGTATCTCGAAGACCAATCCATTGACGAACTTGAGATTGAGACAATACCGGGCTTCACGTCAACACTGGACGCAACTGTTTTCCTCTCGATGACATACAACGGTATAACCTACAGTAATGAGTGGGTGCAGATGTACGGGTTGCCTGCGGAGTATTCAAGCCGTTTCCTCGTTCGCCGCTTGGGTGGCGTAGAAAACTGGGTGGGCTTCAAGATGCGCGGCGCTACACGTTCAAGAATGGCCTTTGGCCGGGCGACTATTAAGCATGGTTGACACGCTCAGGCTGGCATTAAATGCCACGGATGTTAGAGACCTGACCGGGTGGCCGGATGCAATGGTCGAGGATTACATTCAGATCCTTTCTGACCTGACCCAGATAATTGCTGAATTGAATCAGGCGCTGGTAGACATCGGCGACCTGTTCGACGACGCGGCCAACCTTAATTCAGATTTATCTGGGGTGCGGTCAATCGTTGCTCAAGCAAGGGCCAAGGTAAATAGGCTTGATCGTGAGGTGGTTGGCATACTTGCAACCCAATCAGACATGGGCCAACAATTGACCGACGCATCACTGTCAAAGGTTCGCAGCCGTCTTGTAAGCGCCGTGCGAGATTACAAAGACTGGCTACCAGCCAAGGGCGCATTGCTCACAATCGAAGGGCAGGGCGCTGGCAATCCGCTATTAACCAATGGATACAATGTAGCCAGCGTGACCCGCACCGGGGTAGGTGTTTATCAAGTAACGGTTAGCCAAGAAACATACTTTACGCGCAATGTATTAAGCAACAGCGTTTTCTCGATTTCGCATATAATCGCACCATTAACAACAAGTTACGATGTCAATGTAGTGGTTACGGGTGCGACTACTTGCGAGGTTCGGGCGTATGTCCGGGCAGTGGTTGGCGCAGCGGTTCAAAGAAACGCTTTCGACTTGCTGGCCGGGGATTTTGTATCAGTAACTGGCCTATTTTCCATTAACGACGCATTGCCACCAAGGTAAAACATGGCTATTAAATCAAACGTAGGCGTGCCACTCGTAGCAATTGCCGTAGCAGACACCACGGTATTAAACCCAGTGGCACCTGTTGAGCGGATCGCGGTAACGGCTTTTGTGCTGCACAACACAAACGCATCCAGCCGAACTATTACTCTTTGGGAAAGCCCGAACTTAACAAGCGCAAGCGGGACAGAGATAGCCGTTTATGAGATTGGACCAGATGAGTCAGCGGATGTTGAGGAAATCATTGGGCAAGGTTATTTAGTTGGCCGAAACATAATCGCGCAGGCTTCGGGAGTTGGGGTAAACGTGGTTTCAACGGTTACTCAATATGATGCAGGAAGCTAAGTTTTCGCTGTATAACGGGTATTTGATGGGCCTACCAACAAACGAAAATCACTTTGTTTTTCGGTGGATTGGCCCCGGCAAAGTTCTGTTTTCGGTAACTCAAATAGGTAAAGCGGCGAGTTGTCATTTTGCCAGCGACAAGAAAGGCCTGCGGCATTTAAAAAAAGCCTGTGATGACTTCGTAAAGTTCTGTTTTTTTCTCTTTCCTTGGTGCAGAATGTGCATAGCGCATGTTGGCCCAAAAAGCATAGGCAGGTTAATAATGAAAATTGGTTTCTTGCCATTAGGCGAATCAGATCGCGGTAATGTTTATGTGAGGCTGCCATGAGTTTTATTGGAAAAGCGGTTGGTTCTATCACTGGATCAGACAAGGCGGCACAGGCAGCCCAAGAAGGCGCGGCACTGCAAGCCGGTGGACAACGAGACGCGCTGGCATACCTGAAAGAAACCGAAGCCTTGCCCCAAGAGTTACGAGAGGGCGCATTAACTACGCTGGGTGGACTGTACGGGCTTGGAGGCAACCCAGAGGAAGCACTCGCAAAAATTACAGGATCTCCAGCGTACACAAACACACTGGCAACAAGGGCTGCAGGAGAAGAGGCGATTCTACGAAATGCAGCAGCAACAGGCGGGCTACGTTCTGGTAATGCCTCGGATGCGTTGGCAAGATACAACATTGAGCTTGAGCAGCAGGCGTTCAATCAAGGTCTGTCTGGCTTGCAAGGATTGTCTGGTCTGCCATCAAATGCAAACAACATTGCAACTATCACGGCGGGCATTGGCGACACGCTCGGGCAAGGGCGCGTTGCGGCTGGATCGGCTCAGGCGGCTGGATTCGGCTCTTTACTGTCGGCTGGCGTTAATGGTTTGGGTAGTTACGTTGGCGCAGGCGGGCGCTTTTCAGACGCACGATTTAAAACCAACATCAAACGCGCAGGCAAGCGCAACGGCCATCACTGGTACACTTGGACATGGAGCAAGGAAGCCGAGGAACTGGGCTTGTTCGGATCGGATGAGGGCGTAATGGCGCATGAGATAGCCGAAACCAAGCCCGAGGCTGTGCAAGTACGAAACGGCTATTTAACGGTCAACTATGACGCCCTAGGGGTTCAATAATGGCAGGTAACAGATTTTATGTGGACCCAATGGGCGGCTACGGCGACTCAATCATGCAGGGACTGTCTGGCTTGGGTGCGGTACTTGGGCAGAGGCAAGAGGAAAAACGCAAGCAAGCAGAACAAGCGGCGCTAATGCAAGAGGCTCAGGATGTTTTTGCATCCAATGACCCCATGCGCATTTCTCAGTTTTATCTAAAATCCCCGGAGTTTGGTAAACGGGTTCAAGAATCCACAAAATACAAAAACGACGCAACCGAACAAAACATGATCGAGTCGATGCAGCGCATTCTGGCTGGCGACGACCCGCGCCAAGTGATCACAGAACGCGCTCAATTTGTGCAATCACAAGGCGGTGATCCAATTGACACATTGCAAGAACTGGATGTGTATCAACAAGACCCAGAGGGATACCGAGCAAAAGTTCAGGAGGGTCTAAATAGACGTTATCCAGATGTTGCCCTAACAATGCTTGAAGTGCAAAAAGCAAGCGCCCCTGCGGCTGGTGAGAAGTTTACTGGAGCTTATGGCAATTTGGCGCTGGCGATGTTTGGGACAAATGACGCAAGCCAGATGACTGCGCAAATGATGCAGCAACTAGACACGGAAGCGAGAGCGCGACAATTAGAGCGCCCACCGTCAACCACTGTCAATATCAACCCCGAACAAAAGCAATTCAGCAATGAACGGGACTTGAGAAACGACATCAAAGCAGATCCAACAATCAAAGGCTTCAAAGAGGTTCAATTTGCTTTCGATCAGGTTTCCACAGCATTGAAAAAACCAAGCGCGGCCAACGATTTAACGGCGGCAACAAAGTTCATGAAAATTCTTGACCCCGGTTCAGTGGTGCGTGAATCAGAATTGGGTTTGGCGATGGAAGCAACTGGAAAACTGGATCTTGTGACAAACTATTTCAACCGCTTGCAAACGGGCGAAAGGTTGACAGAATCACAGCGTAAAGACTTTCTACAGGCGGCTACTGATTTGTATAAAGCGGCAACAGACCGGGCGGTTCCAATTATCGACCAATACGGACAGATCGCCCGTGATTCAGGCTTGAGCGTTGATCGTGTGATAGATCGGGACTTGCAGAGTATTGTTAAGCCAAAAGGCGGGGACAAACCGAGCGGCAAGTTTTCAGAATCAGCCATATCCGCAGCAGCCAATGCCAGAGGATTGACCCCTGAACAATTCCGCAAAGAATTAGGACTGTAATGTTCGAGAACGCGCCCAAGAGCTATAAAGACCCGTTCTGGCGGGGACTGGCGGAAACGGTAGAGGCAGAGGTGGGCATACCTTCTGGCTTGCTTCAAAACGTGCTATTGAAGGGTGAGCGGTCAAATGCGGATCAGGTATCAAGTGCTGGCGCTCGAACCCCTTTCCAGATTATCCCTCAGACTCGAAAAGCTGTGCAAGAAAAGTATGGTGTAGACGCATACGCAAGCCCGGAAAACTCTGCCAAGGCGGCGGCGCTGCTTCTGAAAGAGTCGCTGGACAGGAACGGAGGCAGTACAATGCGTGCGGTGCAGGAGTACCACGGCGGCACAGATCCAAAAAACTATGGGCCAGTTAATGCGGCATACACAAAACGGGTATTAGGCGACATGGAACCACAAACAAACGAGGTTGACGAACTATTGCGGATGTATGACGAGCGCAAGAGCGGAACAGCGCCAGCCAAGCAAGCAGCGCCACAACGAACCGAAGTTGATGAACTCTTGGCAATGTTTGACGCAAAGAAAAAGACAGCGCCATCCCCCGCTGTTAATAATGCAGCGCCAAACAAACCAAGCATTTCAGAATCGTTGATGCAAGGCGCAATCGTTGATCCAATATCCGGCGGGGCTCAGTTATTAACAAATCTTTTACCTGAATCCGTGGTTAATGCTGGAAATCGGTTAAACAATTTCATAGCTGAAAAAACGGGACTGGTTGCGCCAATACCAGAGGGTGGAGTAAACGAACTGGTTAGAAATCAACAACAGGATTATGAGGCGAGACAGGGCAAAGGGCTTGATGTAGCAAGGCTGGCGGGAACCGTTTTATCGCCAGTGAATTTTGCTTTGGGCGCATCGGCCCCGGCTGCTGCCTCAGCGGTTGGACGGATCGCAACAGGCGCGGGGTTAGGTGCTGTGTCGGGTGCATTGCAGCCAATCACAGAAAAAGATTACGGTTCACAGCTTGCCAAGAATGTGGCAATGGGCGCAGCGGTTGGTGGGGCTGCATCGGGCGCAGGTGAGGCAATATCGCGCGTCATAAGCCCAAAAGCGTCAACCAATGCAGACCTCAAGCTAATGAAAGATCTGGGGGTGGATGTAACACCGGGGCAAGCATTAGGAAAAACCGCAAGCAAACTCGAACAAAAAGCATCGTCGGTGCCGTTAATGGGGTCTCAGATTGAAGCAAGGAGAACCAATGCGCTTGAGCAATTTTCAAAAGCCATGTTCAATAAGGCTGGTAAATCAATCGGGTTTAATACAAACAAAACGGGTTTTGAAGCGGTTGCGGATTTAGACACAGCAGTTAATCAAGCATACAAAAAAGCGGTAGAGCAAACAAAAGCGGTTAGGGTGGATGACAAATTTCTAAATTCTGCTGCGAATCTATCTGACATGGCGGCTGAAGTTGCAGATAATGGCGCAACCAAAAAGGCTTTAGATACCCAACTTGATAAAATTTTATCAAAAGTAACTAAGGCCGACGCAATTTTGCCTGAAACATGGAAAGATTTTGACTCGTCTTTGGGGCAAATCGCCAAGAAGACAGGAAACCAAGATTACAAGAACGCAATTCGTGAGCTGCAACGCGAATGGCGAAGCATGGCTGCACGATCAAACCCAAAGCAGGCCAAACTATTTAAAGATGCAGATTCGGCTTATTCTCAGCTGTCAGTTTTGGAAAGGGCGGCTGAAAATGCTTCAAAACAAGAAGGCGCATTTACTCCAAATCAGCTATACCGTGCAGCTAGAGCCAATTCGTTTACTAAAACACAGGTGCGACAAAAAACAGCGCCATTTATGAAAGAGGCGCTAGCGGCTGAACGTGTTTTGGGTGGGAGTGTGCCAAATTCGGGAACGGCAGAAAGGCTGTTAACTGGCGGCATGATAGGAGGTGCAGGCGTTGGCATAAACCCTGCAATTATCGCAGCCCCGGCGCTTGGTGGTTTGGCCTATACAGGCTTAGGGTCGAAGGCGCTTACTGGCTTGGTTTCTAGTAGACCACAACTTGCCCAGCCGATAGCCGAGGCAATACAAAAAACAAGCCCATTGCTGGGTTTGCTTGCGCCTCAAATGATTGAGAAGTAAAAACCAGAAAACAGCGCCAAGAGTACGCGCTATTATTTGCAAAGAACTGAAATCCATTGAAGCCTTTTGGTAATTTTTTACATAATAGCGGCAAACTCACAAAGAAACAATTAAGGAAAAATAATGGCTTTAAACCGAGTAGACCCCGGCATTCAGTACGTCCCCCTGTTCGCAGCGGGAAACCCAGTCGCAAACGCGCAGATTTACATCGGTGTGCCTGACCTTGACCCTTCGATTTTGGCTAACCGATACCAAGCCTATGTAGTCCAAGAGGACGGCACCGAAGTAGCCATTGCGCAGCCCATCCGAACAGGTGCAGGCGGTGTGCCTACGTACAATGGAAGCCCGGTACAAATTGCCGTTGCTGAGAGTGAGTACAGCCTGAAAATTTTAAGCGCAAATGGCAGCCAGATTTATTACAGGGAAAACAATACGGCCACGGCCTTGGTAAACGTGGATCAAATCGCATGGCAGCCGCCCGAGCCAGTATTCTCTATCCCAAGCCGGACAGTACGCGCAGGGCTTGAGTCTGGCGTGTACAACATCAAGTGGGACAGCCGATTTCAGCAAGACAAGACAACCGACAACACCACGTATGTGGCGGAGGCAATCGCAAATGCGTACGCTGAAAACTGCGCGCTGTACATCCCATCCGCACCTCCCGGATTTTATGCCTCAATCGAGGGTGGGATTTTAATACAGAACTTAAACAGTTTTGTAATTTTTGGTGATGGCACCCAATCGCTGTGGGTAAACCAGAGCACGAGCGGCGACCACTTAATTGTGGTTGACTCATCAACCCATGTAAGACTACGCAACATGGGCCTTACTGGTGTTACTGGGGCAGGTTCTGGAGTTCGGTTTATCAACGGCGGCCATCACTTTTTGTGCGAGGGTCTATGGGCCGGATGGATTGATGGAGATGCAGCCTATGACATCGTTGAGGCGATATCCGGGCGGTTCATTGGGTGTTCGGTAGAAGAAAACAACGGGTATGATCCAGCCGGGTTAACTGACCCGGTGCGCGGAGACACAAAGCGGGCTTGGTGGGTTCGCTCTCAGGTGTCTGGCTTGAACAATGACACCAATTGTGTCGCTTGCAAAATTGACGGGGGCGGGGCTGGGTCAAACTATG